CCGGCGCGCGGGACGGTCAACAGGGTTAAAAGTGATGAGCCGTTTTTCCACCAGCAGGAAGAAAGCCGAACGAATCCAGCGATGGCAGCCGGTGCGAACCGAATCAACGATATCGCGATGGCTGATAAGGAGAATATTTTTTTCCAGTATCGGCCCGTCTACAGCGAGAAGATCGTGACGGCATTTCGTATATGACGACAGCCGTATGATATTTTTTTCCAGCTTGCCGTCCTGATACCCCAGATAAAACAGAATTAACTTTCGGAAAGTCCAGGAATGGTCTATTCCGGTCCAGCTGGCGGTTCGACAATCCAGCTCGATATTCTGTTTTTGCCAGAAAAGATGTGCGGCATCATCAATATTCTTAAAAATGCGGCGGCGTCCATGACCGGATTTTTCATCCTTCCAGTGGACGTAATATTTTGATTGTCCATTGGCATCAGTGGATTCTTTTATCGAAGCCATACTGAACAATCCTCACTCAAAAAAACATTATCAAAGCCACTCAGTGAATGACTTTTGTAATGTCATGCTGGCAATAGTCATTGCCTGCCCTTCTCAATCTCACGTATTCCAGCCAGCTGGTTATTCGCTTTTTCGATAGCGGCCAGCAGCGGCTTAATCCAAAGAACAGCCTGGCAATACGTCAGCGTGCCGGCGGTAACGGCGCTATCACCGGTTGCGTCAGCGTTGCCGGAATCGGGGTGCATTGCGCTGGAACGTAAACGGTACGTGTATTCGAGCAGCCCACCAGCGACATCAGCAGGAACAGGCAGATCACATGTTTTTTCACGTCGGAGAATCTCCCGGTATTCGATGACGGTCTTTTCGGTACCTGCATCGATCAACGAATTAAGGCGGCTGGCATTTTCTGATACCAGGTTAAAACGGTTGAAGTTGAAAGCCTGCGTCGCGATGACCTGACCCTGTAGCGCGTTATCATGCTCCAGAACGCGCTTATCGCTTTGCGCTGTGCTCAGGTCAGCCTGGCTGTTTGCCAGCAGAACACCGAGAATAGCGATAGTGCCAACGACAATAACCACCGCGATAATTGCCAGCCACCAGCGCCATGACGTTTTCAGTGATGACAGCAGCGTCTGGATCATGATTCTTTCACCGAACTGGTGCCATTCATCAACGGTAACAGGCGGTTATCCCTCGGCTCGTTAACCGGCCAACGATAACCAGTCACGCGGGAACGCGAGAACGCACGAATATTGATGGCGTCGGACTGGTTACCGCCCAGCACCATCAGGTCACCGTTCTGGTGCTGCCCGACCACAAATCCGACATGGCCACCGCCGTCGCGACTGAATACCACCACACATCCATAGGCTGGCTCGCGAAGTTCGACGCCCCAGTTGAGATAGGATTTTGCAGACTCGAAACGGGTGGATTTGATTCCGACGCGCTCAAGCATCGACCCGACGTAAGCGGCACACCAGGGCGTTTCATCATCTTTAATTCCACCTCGTTTAATGTCCTTCCAGAACTGGAGGATTAACGGATTGTGTCGCGGGCCTTTAATTTCCATCTGCCCCATGTATTTGCGGCCTTCCACCAGCCAGCGCGGTTCATTTTGCATTGATGTCACCTGTTCACACTTTGTTGTTGTCGCCACCGACACGACCGCCGATAAATCTCATTGCGAAACTGCGGATTGCATCCACGCCAATAAGACCAACACCGCCACCAATGGCTACAGACAGAGATTTAGGCCATCCAAAGAACTCAAGAGCTGACGAAATAGACAGCGTCAGAACACCGCAGAGAAGGATTTCGAGTACCTTTTTCTTTTTGCTCCCATTGCCGCCGAAATACGCAATTCTCAGACCAGCAACAATAAGTGACATGAGAACAGCGCCCAGTGGCGTATCTCCGCGCCACCAGCTCTGGAACAGGTCAATAAAGTCTGTCCAGGATTGGGGATCGTTGTGCATTTTCATAGGCCTCACCTCCGATAGTTCGGATGGCGCTGTGTTGGAAATAAAAAAGGCCACGCAAACGCGCAGCCTTTGAATGGTTGCCGTCCGGTGGCGGCATATCACCACATCTGATATCGTTAAATCGCTAGAAGTAACCACATAAAACATGGAGATATTTATGTCAAATGTTCTCGCTAGAGTTGAATTGCATGGTGCTGATGAAGAGGCGTATGAAATACTGCATGAGCGCATGCTGTCACTGGGATTTGTGAGGGAAATCCCTCATGGTGATGGCTCTCGCAACAAATTACCTGATGCAACATATGTCGCACCAAAAAGGGAGGAATTAACCCCTCTGAGAGAGAAGATCTCTTCATGCGCTAATTCACTTGGAACTCGGAGCGCCTCTGTATTCTTATGTGAATTTGAAAATTGCGCCTGGTATCTATTTAGAGCAGATGATTAGAGATTAATGCCAGCTCCACTTCGACCGTTCTCATCATTATCGCCAATTTTAATCTTTGGGGCGCTATCGTGGCGCTCCATTGCAATAAACGCGGCGGCCACGCAACGACCCAGATTTTCACAACCGGCCACTCCCTCCCCTCCGCGTGCCACAATGAGCTGGCCCAGTGCGATTTTTGCCTGAGAGCGGGATTCAGAAGATAACTCGTTAAATTTCATTACTGGCTCCTGAAACGACAAAGCCCCACCATTTCTGGCAGGGCTTCGATTATTAAGCTATGTGACGTAGTAACCACTCTTATCACGTTATACTAAAAAATGCGGACCGCACTAGCACTTTTTTGATTATTTTGAATGCTCACTACGGCGTCCATTTCCAGGCGAACATCCAGCATCGATAAGCAGCCCTCAATAAACCCTTCTGCAAGCAGCATTTCTATGCGTATCTGCTTTTCGCTTTTCCTCCGGTGCTTCGCCATCTGCCGCTTTGAAAACCGGAAAATATAATGCCCGACCAGCAGGTAATAGTCGTATGGACATTTTTTACGCAAACGCGCCATGCACCCTTCGATAATCAACCCGTCGTCGTCAGTGCACATAATCCGCGTTTTGCTGGTTTGAGGGAGCAACCCCTTGAACCCGGCAGCGATGGAAGAATAATCAATATTGCATGAGTCACTTGCTGCCCATGCGCCCCACATATCAAGAACTTTTTGCATATCGCGCATCAGGCTTTCCCCTCAGAATCAACGTTACCCAATAAATCCGGACTATTACCCTGGCGGTAAAGGTACGCCATAACAACAAGACGGCTGTATGCCATGTGCAATTCCGACAGCCGGTTGATGTCAATGAATACCGGCCCGGAATATCCGTTATGGGCTGCGCGGAGATATGCACTGATGGTGTGCTCGTCTTGCTTCGTCAAATTGATCATGCAGCCGCCTTTTGTTTTTTCGTGAAGACCAGCTCACGGACCTGATCCCCGTTCATGAGCATGTCGTTAAAATCCCCGTTGTCCGGCCAACGGACACTGACTTTTACAAGGTCATTTTTTGCCATCAGGTTAGCGTGGGCGCACTCAAACGCCGCCGCATGACCGGTTGCAGAATGCGGATCCATATCAGTAAATACGACCAGATGCTTTACCCCTGCCGGCACGCGGAATTTCTTCATGAAATTGCTGTTCATTACCGCCCAGGTATTCACACCATAAATCTGATAGCAGGAGAGTGCCGTTTCGATACCCTCCGCAATCCCCAGCGTTGAGGAAACCGGAAACATACGGATGGCCACAGAACGGGCGTATTCGAGATAGTTGTCTTCCTGGAGGGATTTTTGCCGTTTGGCACTTTCGCCCAGCGGGGCTTTACGCTCCCCTTCGAGCAACGTACGGTGGAGATAACACAGCTCCCCTTTATCGTCTGTGGCGAGGGCGTACAGAGCATGGTATATCCGCCCTGCGTGGCGTTGCCTTTCGCAGAACCTGATAGAATCGGCAGGTAATTTGTTGATCCCGCGCTGGCGGAGATATCCGGCACCCGGAGTTTCGTACAACGGCAACAGCTTCGCGAATTTACTGATGGCGCGCTGGCGTAGCTTCGCCGCCGAGCTGTTGGCCGGGATTTTCTCCCGGCGGTAGTCATTGCCAATGAGCTGATCCACCTCCGCGCAGAGTGCTGAGAAAGTCTTCCCGGTTTGCGTGAGGGAGAGTAGTTTCATGCCGTCGCCGCTGCCACATACGCAGATCCACGTCCCGGCGCCGTCGCGGTCGTCAATGCGAAACTTGCTGCGTGCGCCGCATACCGGACACTCCCCTTTGTAGTGATTTTTCCCGGTCACGGGCGGTAGCCCGTAGTGCTCTAAAATTTCTGACCAGCGGCCCTTTGCCGCCTCTGCTGTCTTCACGCTGTTTTTCTCCCAAGCATACTGCGAATATTCTCTACCTGGCGTTTTGCATTAATAACTCTGTGGGTGATCCCTGAATCAGAAACAGGATTTTCAGCTACCGCCTGTGTGGTCGCCTTTTCCTTCCCTTTGGCGAATCTGATAAGTTTGTGTCTGATGTAGTTATTTACCTCTGGAGTGATCTCCATCGGGAAATCGCTCAGGCCGTTTGGCCATTCGTTAAATTTTTCCCGGAATGTATGTGCACACCAGCCGTCACTGATGGGTTTCCCCATCGAAGTACGCTGGCGTTGATAAAACTTGATCTGACTCCACCAGGACTGTTTGTCCGATTTGGTGTAAACCTTCCCGCCCGATTTGAGCTTTTTGATATTTCGCTGCGTGTCGGTTTCCACATCTTCGCCGACGAGCGGTTTAAAACCGCATTTCGGGCAGACGTAGACACCTGCAGGCTTCATGAAATGGCATTCCGGACATTCCTTCGGGAGCTTTTCCTCCCGTTCCTCAGTCTGGCGGGCTGCCGCCTCTTTCATGCCGTCGTTTTTGGAAGGGAGATCGTTATATTCGATAGCGTCAGGGAAGCCCAGACGATGGACGGTACCGCTGTGATCGAAGATAAGGCAGGCATCTTTGCCCGGTGCGGTGCGCAGACCGCGACCCAGTGCCTGAAGCCATCGAATTTCGCTTTTCGTCGGTCTGGCGTAAATGACGCAACGGACATCACTGTCAAAGCCCGCCACCAGTACGCCGACGCTGACAATGATTTTTGTGGCACCCGTTTCAAATCGGTGGATCATCAGTTGCCGTTCTTCGTGTGGCGTTTCGGCAACCATGACCTCGGCGTTAACGCCTGCTTTGTTGAACTGCATGGTCACATAGTTGGCATGCGCTTTATTGACGCAGAACGCCACCGTCGGCAGGTCCCGGCCATTACGAAGCCAGTTATCAACGATATCGCCCACCAGTTCGGAGCCGCACATAATCTCCGCCAGTTGGTTTTCGTTATAATCGCGACCATAGTCAGCAGTGTTTGCCGTTTTGACGCCTTTCAGATCGGGCTTTGTTGGCGCGTAAAATTCGTACTGACTCAAATCGCCACGCTGGATGAGCTCGCTGATAGTGGTTGGTTTAATAAGTTCTTCGTAGTATTTCCCTAACCACGGTGAAAACGGCGTACCAGACAGACCAACAACCCGGAACTCAGCGTCGCGGATCCACTCCAGCATTGCGCGTTTTTTCATGTGTGCTTCATCGATAATCAGCAGGTCGATGTTGTCAGGAAAATCACGACGGATAAGCGTGTCAGCACTGGCTATCTGAATCAGGCGTTCAGGATGGTATTCAGGGTGATCGCGCCAGAGAATGCTGATTTCATCCTCTGGCAACCCATACTCAACAAAACGCTGTACGGTCTGAGTAACGAGAACCGTAAATGGCGCCACGAACATCACACGTAGTCCGCGAGTAACATGACCCGCCGCGATGAATGCCGCTAACCCGGTTTTGCCACTGCCGGTAGGTGCATACATCATGAAGGTGCGTTTCTGCTTCCACTTACGACGGAGCAGGTTAAGACCTCGTTCCTGTGCAAAATTCGGTGTGATGTTCAGCATTACGCGGCCTCCCGATTATCCAGGGGAAGGCGTTCAAATCGGTAGCCTCGGTGAGATTTATTCCTGCCGCCGATTACCGCGTAAACGCTGCTGTAGTCAAACCCGGCATCAATTAATGCCTTTTTTCCACAAAATGTTAATTTTTCATTAGTCGCAATATTTGTGGCAACGATAAGCCCCTTAAACTGCTTATTGTTCGCTCCCCGAGAATTATTCAGCCCTGTACGAATTGAATGCTGAATATTTTCTATGTGGCTCACCCATTCAAGATTGGAAGCATGGTTATTCAGCTTGTCGCCGTCCTTATGGTTCACTTCAGGATGATTGTGAGGGTTGCTGCAAAAAGCCAGCGCTACCAGGCGGTGTATGGCAAAGGTTTGGCGATTGCGTTTGTAGCTCAGGTTAACGGTTTTATACCCATCCCGGCGCACTCTTCCCTTGAGGATCACGCCACGAATTTGGCGAATAAAAAATTCTGATTCAGCAATGCGGTTGACCCCACGGATGCGTCCAGCTGAACTAACGAGGTAAGCATTGCCGTATGGAGCAACAGGAACCGGAATCCATTTTTCATCAGCAAAACTGTTAATCATAAAATCACCTCTGACCTTTTCACGTCTGGACGTCTAAATATCTGGACTTCTTCTGGTATTTCCCCTATACAGAGATCTACCTAACCTATTGATCTGTCTTTCTGGAAAAGCCTGTTCCAGCGCTTCGCGCTAAAAGATCAACACCACCCCCTTTCCCCCATAAACATTTAGGGGGTGGTGAATACGCCCAGACGTCAAGCCATTCAGAAATATGGACGTCTAAACATCCTCACCATTTTCAACCAGCATCTGACGCCTTTAAGCCAGACTGCAACCAGGCACCTTTAAGCCCGGTATCGTCAGGCGCGCTGTTGCGTACCTGCCAGAGGCGGCTGGGACGTGTAGCCCTGAATAGCCCGCCCGTGTGTTTCAACGAACCTGCGAAGCCTCACATTGGCTTCATGCCTTGCCCGGTTCTCCCTGCGGTATGAAACCGGCTCGGCGTCAAATGTGATTTCGTAAACCTCTGCATACTTCAGCGATACTTTTCGCCGCAGGGACGGAGGTAAACCCAGTAACTGCTGTTGTATCCATGCTGCGTCTGCCTGGCTGTAAAGCGATGGCAACTCAACCTGCACATAATCCGGGTACATATCGCCTCCGGTTAAAACAGAGTGTTCTGTCCCTTACGGGAGGCGCGCTTCTTTCCTGCGCTACGTTCGGCCAGTGTTGTCTGTCCAAGGGCCCACTGACGGGCACGAAAAAGGCAATCAGCAAACATGCTCCCCTTCCTACTGGACTGAGAACAGCGCCGGTAATAATCAGCGCCATGTAGCCCCCCCCTGGCGATTTCCGCCGTAAATCCTTCACCCACCAGCGCATCCGTGATGTGCTTCTTGATAAACTCTTCCGGTGACATGTCACGCCTCAGAGGATGGGTGCGGGAAAACGTCAGGATAAAGCTCCTCTTTGCCAAGGCCGGTGACTTCAATAACGTTCTTCATCCATCGCAAAGGTAGTTTTCCACCTCGTTTTTTAGCTTGTGTAATGGCTTGTGCTGATAAGCCCATTTTTTCGGCTAACACCTTCTGTTTCCCACCAACAGCAAAAATCGCTTTATCTAGCGGGGTAGCATCGTAAAACTTGTTTTTCAACATAGTTCACACCCAATGAATTAAATTCACTACATGTTAATGCCTTCCGCTGATAAAATCAACATAATGAATATTGAAAAAATAAACATACTGTGTAGAATGCAGAAAACTCGGAGGCTATATGGACACGATTAAAGATCGACTCAAATTCATTATGAATTCTGAGAATCTGAGACAAAAAGATTTGGCATTACTAACCGATTCATCACCGCAAAGTGTTAATAACTGGATAAAAAGAAATGCCATTAGTAGGTTTGCAGCTCAAGCTATTAGTGAAAAGTTAGGTTACTCGCTGAGCTGGATCTTGACAGGCGTCGGAAGCCCACGATCGCACTTAACATTGCAGCCAAAAGATAGCAGCATCCCACCCGAATCAGAGTGGGGTAGCGTTGATGCCTGGGATAAGAAAACACCGATCAATGATGATGAGGTTGAAGTGCCATTCCTTAAGGATATAGAGTTTGCTTGCGGCAGCGGTCGCGCGAATGATGAAGATTATAATGGTTTCAGAATTAGATTTTCAAAAGCCACCCTCCGGCGAGTAGGGGCTAGAACTGATGGTTCAGGGGTTCTATGCTTCCCTGCAAGAGGGAATAGCATGGAACCGTTCATACCAGACGGTGCCACTGTAGCCATCAATTGTGATGATAAAAAGATAGTTGATGGGAAAGTTTATGCCGTAAATCAGGATGGATGGAAGCGTTTGAAAATGATTTACCGCATTGGTCCGGATCGGGTAAGTTTGCGAAGCTATAACAATGAAGAGCACCCACCGGAAGACTATCACCTATCAGAAGTGGAGATTATAGGCCGCATGTTTTGGACCAGCGTCCTCTGGTAAACAAGAGTAAATTTTAAGTGAACAACCCGGTACATACCGGGTTTTTTATTATCTAAATAAACATAAAAATCATCACCTTGTGATTTTAATGAAAAAATAAATACACATTATATTGAAATCAAAGTTCACATGATGTTTAATAAGTTCATCGGCAAAACAACGGAGCCAGTGAAATGAAAACACCAGTCGCAATGCTCGAAGATATTGCAGCAGAAATCACAGAGAACTCTTCTCTTCTTGAACTTATTGTCCGAACTGCTCCCGATTTAGGTGAAACAGATTGCGCCCTAGCATGCCTAATTCGCTCAATGATAAAAACTAGCGAAAAAACTTATAACTATGTTTCACAGTTAGAGGAGGCTCAGAAATGAACAAATACGAAGGCGTGACCGTGGTATGCCTCACCAAAGACGATTACAACGGTGACGAATTAAAACCAGCAGCCAAACGTGCAGTTGAATCGGCTGACATTGTCACTGATACCGGACTTATTGTTAAAAACCTGGTTGCAGATTTCGGTGGAGTGAAAACGTCGCAAAAAAAACAAACATCCAAAAGTGCGGTATAAGCAATGAGTTGTTCGATGCCGAACTTATCGCAACCAAACTCGGCGGAATGATTGATTTGGCTAATCAGCATTTTTTCACCGATGAAGATGAAAGCGATTTGCAGTACGTAATGTTTGCTGTTCTGGATGATTACGCAGGACTGATGCGTAATGTACTTCAAGAAATTAAATCAAAGGTGTCAACATGCAACGGATGACGCTACCAGTCAATAAATTTAGTCGCAAAGCCGCGTACTTATTACATGCATATTTTGGCGATATGGGCGACGCTGCATACACGTTGTGGCGTCGTGAGGGGGGGGTATTTGTTCATGTTGATACCTTTCATGCTTTTAAGAATGCCAGTGAAGAGGCACAGGAAATAATTAAGAACTCAGTTAGATTTAGCTGGCTGGCAAACGAATAGCACACAAGCCTACTTAACCTACAAATTTATTACGCCTTAACCGGTGCGGCATCACTCACCTTGAGGAAATGTAAATGGATATTGTCGTCAAAAGTGAACTCGTAAATAGCAAGGTTCATTCCGTGAATAAGGATGAAGACCTTTTATATATAAATAAAGCACACAAAACAGCAGAGTGCGCCAATAAATATGCACATGAACTTCGCGCGGAGTTTATCCAGTTACTGATGCCAGCAATCACACGCACTGATGTGAGGGTGGCTAGCCGATTCACTTCGTTACTGAATGAGCTTTGTTTCATGACCAAAATGACAATGGAGAATACCTCCGGGGGGGGGCAATAATGACATTTCTGAAAGATAAAGCAGCACATAAAACAGCAAAGCTATTTGCCTGTTATGGCAACAGCTACCTGCATATTGCAAACCTTTTCCTGCGCAAGGCATACGGACGGTAACGATGAAAAATAACACAATTGAAATTTATCGTCGCCGAATTGCAATTGCGGCATTAAACCGAATGAAACGCAAGACAGGCGCTTATCGCCTTACCGTTTCAATGCCAGATGGCGATATCCAGTTTATTGATATTGACGAAGAAGCAATGCTGCAACTCTTACAGCGTTTTGAGAAACAAGCGCGAAATGAATTTGCAGCAGAAGCAGAAACATTTCTTCGCCAGACGTATATGAAAAGTGTCGATATTAATGGACACACCGAATATCTGACCGAAACAGGAAAGATGATTGTTGACGAGATTTTTGCGGAATTAACTAAACACGCGAAAGAGAAATATGTGTGTGGAGGAATTAACTGATGGCTTCACAACAAATAATTATGCACGGCGTGCAGATCCCCCCAGTCCTCAATGTGGATCTGCATGTCCTGCCGGACTTCACCGGGCGCGTTGTTCTTTATATCGAAAACGGTCGGGTTACATGCGATCGCCGGCTTTTTGATGATGAGCACATTTGCGCTCTGGACACATTTATCGAAATGGCTCGCGAAATGGAACTGAGCCTGGAGGAGATTTCAAATGACTGACAACCGCATCGCCAGCGCCATTGACCTGGCATTCAGAAAAGTTCCACAACCCGTTTACGTGGTTATTCGCCACGGCGACGTGAAACGCTGCTTTAGTCGTGGTACAGCCCTGCGCCATCTGGCCAGGTTCATGACGAAAGAGGTTTTCCGCCGTGCTGGTCTGCCTGTGGAGTATGCACCAGTTCGCGAAACGCGGCCCGAGGGCGAAGTCTGGGTGGCTCAGGGGCTGACAGATGAATTTCAGCGCGCCCACCAGCGTTGCGTTCGTCGTCTACGCCGAATCCTGGCGCGTAAACGCGATATGCAGAAGTGGAACCAGAAATATGACGCATGGGTCGCCCAGCGCGACGAGTTGATGAAACAGAAACCGTATTAAGCAGTAACCAAAAAGCAAATTTACCAGCAGTCGGCTAATTCAGCGACAGGACTCTTACACACAAAATCTAAGGATTCGTTATGTTCGACTTAATTAAGCACCTCGTTAAAAACGATATTCAGCACACCGTTTCTGCTAACGGAAATATCACCGTCACCAACAACCTGGATCTGGAAGATGTTAGCGGCGTCGACGCCTTGCCGGACAATCTGACCGTGGGCGGCTGGCTCGACCTGCGCGGCACCAGCATCACCGCGCTGCCGGACAATCTCACCGTGGGCGGCTGGCTCCACCTGCGCGGCACCAGCATCACCGCGCTGCCGGACAATCTCACCGTGGGCGGCTGGCTCCACCTGCGCGGCACCAGCATCACCGCGCTGCCGGACAATCTGACCGTGGGCGGCTGGCTCGACCTGCGCGGCACCAGCATCACCGCGCTGCCGGACAATCTCACCGTGGGCGGCTGGCTCCACCTGCGCGGCACCAGCATCACCGCGCTGCCGGACAATCTCACCGTGGGCGGCTGGCTCCACCTGCGCGGCACCAGCATCACCGCGCTGCCGGACAATCTCACCGTGGGCGGCTGGCTCGACCTGCGCGGCACCAGCATCACCGCGCTGCCGGACAATCTGACCGTGGGCGGCTGGCTCGACCTGCGCGGCACCAGCATCACCGCGCTGCCGGACAACTTCTCCTGTGACTCCCTTTATCTGGATGTGGAGCGCATCAGCAATATCGCATTTCGTAAAAATTGCGGTTACTCGAGCCGCACTATTTTCGTGGCATGGACCGGCAAAGAGTTCCGGATCGCGGCGGGTTGCTTCTTCGGTTCCATCGAGCAGTTCGAACAGGCTGTAGACGACAAGTATGACGGCAACGCAGCCGAAGCATACAAAAAGGCCGGGCGTGATTGCGTGGCTGAACTGACTGAAAAACTGAATCCGAAAGACTGACACCACCAGCCCGGCGTAAAGCCGGGCACTCAGAAGGATATCAAGCATGAACACAGTAACGATCAATAACAAACAGCTTCCGGCGGTCGAATATCGCGGTCAGCGCGTTGTGACGCTGGCGATGATTGATGAAGTACACCAGCGCCCGGAAGGTACCGCAAGCGCGGCTTACCTGCGTAACAAAGAGCGCTTTGTTGAAGGGGTTGATACGTATCTTATTGAATATGCTGAAAACAACGTTTTACGTCCTTTCAATATTGATGTGCCATTTCGCGGTTTGCGTGTATTCACCGAAGCGGGTTATCTGATGTTGACGAAGCCATTCAATGACGATCTTGCCTGGCAGGTCCAGCGTGAACTGGTTAACAGCTACTTCCGCACACGTGAACCTCTCTCTGAAATCGAAATGATCGCCGCTATGGCCGCCGACGCCGTTCGCCAGCAGAAGCGCCTGAATCACGTCGAAGAACAGATCGAAACGGTAACCGAAGCCGTGGAAAACATCAAACGCGGAAACATGCGCGCCGGATATGTCGGTTATCGCCAGGTGGTCGCCAAAAGCGGCATGACTGATGCCAAGTGCCGCAACCTGGTCAACGCCTACCGCATCCCGACCGATACGCACGAATTCATGACGCCTGATGGTCTTCTGTCACGCCGCGCAATCGTGGAACTCGACTCGTTTATGAGGGCATTCCACCAGATGATGGCGGAAGCTGAACCGCGCGGCACCCGCTGGTATCACCCAAAGATGGGACTCTTTCAGGCGATCGGGTGGGAGAGTAAAGCATGAAAATCCAATACCAGGACTACGACGCCGTAGCGAACGTCTTGATCACCAGTACCGTGTTTGAGTTCCGGAAACATAACCGTGTAGTTGACGCCGCCCTGCTCTGTACGCCGGGAATCGTTGCAAACCGCAGCGGCGTGTTTTTCATGAAATCGGTTTTGTCCGGTAAATCCCGCGATATGTTGCGGGCCTACAAAACCGCACAGCGGGAGGCAAAGCGATGAAACCATTTCTCCTGTCCATGCTGTTTGGTCTGTTGCTGGTGGCCGTCGTTTTCGGTGCCCTGATTGAATATAAATTTTTAATGAATTACTGAGGTGCGAGATGGGCAAGATTAAAAACCCGATTGTGCTTATTCATAAGCGCGAAAACAGTGATACCTACGCCGTTGCAATCACCAGCGGTAGCCAGAACTATCACGACGCCGTTCTGATGGCGACGATGGAACCGGATATGATCGGCGATGATGTGGATACCTGGAGCAAAACCGGCTACTACATGGCTGAGGAGATTCAGCGCTTACGCCAGCAACTGATCGCCCCATTAAGCATTGGGGAGTTAATTCAGCGCCTTGAATCACAGACTGGCGACCGTTGGGAGAGAGTGGTTAGTGATGTCACCATTGGTAAACCGTTGACCATCACCCTGCCAGATATCACGTCAAAGGCGTTCTGGAGCGGTACCGGAAAAAGCGAAACATTCCATCCGGAAACCTATAAACGTTGGGTGAAAGAAGCGATCGAACGAGCATGCGTAATCGCCAGGATCGGCGTGGAGGTGAAGTAATGCAGAAATCATTTATCAATACAGACAAACTGAACTCTGTAAATGACTGCCTCCAGCAACTGGTAAACGCTGAAGAAGCACAACTGAGCATTGAAAATCAGTTAGCCAGTTCAAACAGCAGCAGCGAATGGAGTGTGTGGCGCAAAAAGGCAGAGAATGCCTTGCGGGTTGTAAAAGCAAAGCGTCGCATCATTACGGCTCGCCTTGCAGTTCTCCGCCAGATTGAAAAAGAGAACAACATGCAATTCCACCAACAACACAACGATTATCTGGTTGCTGAGTTGAAGCGGATCGTTACCCCATCCTCGTTTGAGCGTTGTGTTCGTCGGGCTAATGAAAAGTTGGGGGGATCAGTTGAATAAGGTATTTGAAATGTGGGTACGCCAGCGTTACGGAAACCGCTACGACCTCTCGAGGGATCAGGAGGGGTTCTACTGCCGGGAAGTGGTTAAGCGAATGTTTGAAGTCTGGTGCCACTGCCGTGGCCTGAATGTGGTGTGAGGTGGGTATGAGTGATATTGAAATGATTGACGAAAAAGAAGTGATGCAGATGATCCGGGTTTCGTCTCGTATGACCATCTGGAAATACACCAAGCATCATAACTTTCCGAAACCGATCCGCACCCACCCCAAGCAGTACTTACAATCTGAGGTGGAAACGTGGATTTTAAACGGCGGCATTAACCAGAAATCTTCTTGATGTGCCAGAATATTTTTTCGGCGTATAGCTCATAGGCGGCTTTCTGTTCAGCGATCCAGTCATGTTTGTTGTAAACAGAAAGTACGCCGCCCAGTTCATGCCCCAGCATTTTTTCAATTACGTGCGGGGCGACTCCCTCCTCTGACAATCTTGTCGCCAGAGTACGCCTGAAATCATGTGCGGAGAATTCACCAATACCCACTGACGCTTCAATCCTGCCGAGATACCTGTTAGCACCGGCAAGGGTCATGGATTTTTTCAGATCCGGCCCTGGAAAAAGAATATTCCCGTATGTCATTTCCGCTCGCTTAAGCAACTCATCAGCCGCGCCGAATATTGGACGTCGGATAATTTTGTTTGTTTTGCTTTTCTCTGCCGGCACCGTCCAAACACCCTCTTCCCGATCAAACTCATCGGTAACGGACAGGCGAAGTTCGCTATTTCTGGCGGCATAAAGTATCAGCAACTGATGAAGTAGCTTATTAGAGGTTGATCCCCTACTCCTTTCGATAGCCAGCCATATCTTTGCTAGCTGGTTATAGCTGAGAGTGACCTCGCCGACTGCGGATTTTACCCCGACATCTTTTGGCTGTAGCATCATAAGTTCAACAGGACCGATGAACTGCCTTCTGGTGCACCAGCCAATAGCGGAACGAAGTTGCACCAGCAACTGACGCGCGCGTCGTGGGTTAATGCGTTCTTCTTCTGTGAAGAGTTCCACCCATAGCCTGACGGGGACATCCTCAATCGGAACGCCAGAAAAGGCATCACTCATGTGCTTGATGACTGTCGACCGGTAGAGCGCTCGTGTTTTTTCACGAAGCGCGACTTCAACGTAGTTCTTCTCCCAGTAGTCGAGGCAGTCTTTAACAGTTGGTCTTTTTTGTGCCTTATTGGTCCCGGCAAGCGTACGCGGATCAATTCCCTTATCGACCGACTCTCTTAAATCTGCAACCATGTTACGGGCATCACGAAGAGTCATCGCCGGATAACGGCCAAGCCCAAGACGGTGCTGTTTCCCATCCCACCGGAAACGGAACTGAAAGCTGATAATGCCTTTTGGTGTGATGCGTATGCCGAGCCCGTCAGAATCAGTAATTTCAGATGGGCCGGAATATGGTTTACCATAGATGGAGCGAAGCTTAGTGTCACTGATCGCCATTTTAATTTTCTGTACTCAATGATTTTAAGGTTTATGTACTTAATCTGTACTCAATATGGCATGTACGAACATAAACAACAATATCGAATCATGTACAGTCATAATCAATCAATGACAAATATAGCGATAAAAACACTTTAAATCAGTTACATATAACATCAGGCGTGTACATCAGGTGACAGTTAAAAACGATAGCATACAGAGCACATTTCTCTTCCACGATTA